GCCGTTAATGATGTTATTGGTGCAATTGATTTTATTGCACCAGATGAAGGATCAGCAACAGATGCAATATTAACGGCAGGTTCATTAAGAGTAATTTCCGAAGGAGATTTTTCTGCTTCTAATAATGCAGCAAAGATGAGTTTTATGTTGGGTTTATCTGGGGCTGCATCAGAAGTTGCATCATTAAGTTCTGCAGGTGTCTTAACCACAACAACTTTATCTGCAGGAACAATCACAGAAACATCGGCTAGAGAACTCAAGACAAATATTACACCTATGAGTAATTCTCTCGATAAGATTATGGCACTTCAAGGTGTCAACTTTGATTGGAAAGATGGAAAAGGTGGTAAACAAATTGGACTTATTGCTGACGATGTGGCAAATGTAGTCCCAGAGGTAGTACAATTTAACGAAACAAGTCCCACAAGTCTACAATATTCAAAAATGGTTGCTCTTCTCATAGAAGGTATGAAAGAACAACAAAACGAGATTGCTGAACTCAAGAAACTCGTTTCCAAGTCAAAATAAATATAAATACTAATGTAAAACCCTAACTAAAGGAAAACAGTCATGAGTGACTTTACACCAGAAGACATAGTGAAATATTCAATGAGTGGAGATGCCACTCAAGCTCAAGATACTATCAAAGGTGTCTTGGCAGATAAAGTTATGAAGGCCCTGGAAGCGAAGAAAGCAGAAGTCGCTCAAGCCATGTTCAACAATGCAATTGTTGGAGAGAAACCAGAGATTGAAGTACCGAATGTACAAGCTCCAACTCCATTGGTAAAACCAGATAATGGTATGACTACAGTTCCAGAGACAGATGTACCGGCAGAATGAGACAATTTAGAGAGTTTAAATCTGAACAACAATATGTTACAGAAATCGGTCCCATAGCTGCCACACTAGCAGGACTTGCTGGTTTAGTAGGTGGTTATGCTGCTGCTAAAAAATTTAAAGGTAAATTTAAGAGTTATAGAGAAAGTCAAGCAGAAAAGAAAGCAAATAGAGATAATGGTGTAGATATTGAAATTAAAAAAATTGACCCAGAAACAGGTGAAGAATATACAGAACTTATGCCATTGAGAGGTCGTGAAGCAAATTTAGATGCTGAAGGAATTGCTAAAAGAACAAAAGAAGAGCAGACAAAATATAATAATGGTCAGAAAGGTAGAGATAAAAAACTTGCCAGAGAAAAACAACAGGCTGCACTACAAAAAGCAGGAGTAATGAAGCCTGGTGCACCAATGACTAAAGATTTGGAACGTAAGGGAATTGAATTACTCAAAAAGGAAAGAGATGGTGATAGTGACGATGATAGTTCTGCCAATACAGCATCAACAACCACAAGTGAACCAGAAGATCAAAGACCAAGAGATAAAGAGGGTAATTTAAAAGATAAAAAGGATGCTCAGGATGAGTTTGAAAAATCGGGTTTTAAGAGAGCACCTGATGGTTGGACAAAAGACCCAGACAATGAAAAAGAAGTGATAACTAAGGCTGAGGCAGAAAAGAAAGCAGATAAAAACAAAGATAGTAAAGGATTTGTGAAAACTAGCACAGGTTCTAGGAAAGTATATAATTCCAGAGTATTGAAATTTGGTGAGTTTATCACAGAAGATGTTATGAGGGACTTGAAGAAAATATCCAAGTCCAACAAAGATATGGAAATTAAATTGGGTGATGGGTCAGAAATACCTATCGACCCGATGACGGCAGAGATTTTTGTTAAATACATAGAGGGTTTGAAATCCTCAGAACAGAAGAAAGTTATTAATCAAATCCAACGGACTGAGAGAGGTTTTATGAAAGTCCTTGGGAAAGCACACGGAGAGTAAAGAATGGCTTTTACTATTAATACTAGAACACTTACAGATACTGCTACAAAGTCAGTATTTATGGCTTTTGGAATTGATTCAAGTCCTGCTGCAGCCGCTTCGGCCACGATTTACGATTCTAGTGCTGCAACATATGCATTGGCAACATTAACACTGTCTGCAGCAACATCTGCATCAGACACTTTTGTTATTGGAGAAATTGTAACAGCAGATTCAATCAGTATGGTAGTTCAAGACCATACTACTGGTGGTACTACAATGACAGTTTATCGTTGCACGAGTGGTACAGATGATACTCCTTTGGGATGGTCTGGGACTACTTTGCCAGGTACAAGTCAAGCAATAGTCGGTTCAATTTCAGGTACACACACAGTAACTACACATAGTAGTACTACTGGTACGTTCAATGCAAGAACAGTTCAAATAAATGGTGTAAGATGGTCAGTCAATGGAGCAGAATCAGTAAAACTTCAATATGGTGGAACTTCTACACAAGATATTGGTTATTTCACAGGTAGTGGAGTTTGGGATTATACAAATCATGCTTATCCTATCACAATGGGAAGTGCAACAGGAGGAGCAGCTGCAGGAGATATTTTACTAAGTACAGCAGCAGCAGGTGCACAGTATGATACTATAACTATGATGTTAGAAGTAAAAAAACTTACGGGCTTTAATACACCTAATTACGAAGGTAATCTTGGTAATCAATATGCACTGCCAGGTAGATACTAATGAAAAAGTTTAAGGAACTCCAAGATGAGTTGCAAGAACTCACAGTCAATGTAAGAGACAGGAAAACCGCCACTGACAGAATGGCACAAAAACGAGATTATAGAAAAGACCGTGCAAAAAAGATTCAACAAATGAGAAGATATAGAAAATCTGCTGCATATAAAGTAACTCAGAGAAAATCTAAAATGATGGCAAAAAGAGGTAAAACTGCTACAGGAAGACAAATATCTGTCAGGGGCGGTACTGGTGCAGCACAAAGAATGAGAGATAAAAGAAAAGAGTTACAGAAATGAAGAAGTACAAGGAGATGATTTCAGAGTTGACTGTCATGCAGAGAATGAAAAAGTCAATTACTGCTAAAAGATTTTCAAAGAAAGCTGCCATAAAACGAAAATTGGCAATGAGAAAACCACCAACTCCTGAGAAAGTACAGAAAGCATTAAACAGAGAATTGAGACAAAAAGCTCTGTCGATAGTAGATAAACAGGGTGTGTATCAAGATGCAGCTGCTGGAACCAAAGCCAATTTGGAAAAGAAAGCATCAATGTTACTCACAAAAAAGAAGTCTGTATGGACTAAAAAGTTAAAACCAGAAGTTAGAAAAAGAATGAAGGACGCCTTTAAACAGAGGGTTAGTTCCCAAAATCCAGAGTCATAACGGAGAGAACTATGAAACTTATAAGCGAAGAAGCTCATGATATAGAATTTCTTACTGAAGCCACTAAGGACGGAAATAAGAATTATTTTATCGAAGGTGTCTTCATGCAAGCTGAAAAAAAGAACAGAAATGGAAGAGTTTATCCTATGGAAGTTCTGCAAAAGGAAGCCAAAAGATACTCTGAAAGTTTTATCAAGACTAAGAGAGCTTTCGGTGAGTTGGGGCACCCAGATGGTCCAACTGTCAATCTTGAAAGAGTCTCACACATGATTGAGGAACTTGAAGAGGTTGATAATAACTTTATGGGAAGAGCAAAGATTTTGGACACGCCATACGGAAAGATTGTAAAGAATCTCATTGACGAAGGTGCTCGATTGGGTGTCTCATCAAGAGGTATGGGTTCATTAAAGCCAGGTAAGGACGGCATTCAAGAGGTGCAGGGTGACTTCTACTTAGCCACTGCTGCCGACATCGTTGCTGACCCTTCTGCACCAGATGCATTTGTTGCCGGAATTATGGAAGGTAAGGAATGGATTTGGGATAATGGGATTCTGAGAGAAGCAGAAGTCCAACAAATTAAGGAAAAAGTAGAGAAATCATCAAGAAAAGACAGAGAGCAGACACTCGTTAGTGCTTTTGAGGATTTCATAACCAAACTGTAAAGTTTATATTTTTATAAATAATAATAGTATAATTTACTAAACCAAATAGGAGATTTTCAATGTCTGAAGAAATTTTGGAACAACAGTCTGAGGAAGAACTGGAAGAACAGCAAGCTGTGGCGGAGTCTTCAGACGAAGAAGTGGTAGAAGCAAAAGCTAAGTCTGAAGAAATGGATGACGAAAAAGAAGATGAGGAAGAGATGGAAGAATCCTTTGACATTCCTAAAACTAAAGCAGGAATGGTAAAGGCCATTTACGACCAAATCAATTCCATGAAGAAGGCTGACCTTTCTGATTCATTCGGTAAAATCATGGGTTCAACTCTTGCTGAAGAGGACCACATGGATGATGACGATGAAGATGAAGAAGAGATGAAGGAAGTCAAGAAACTCAGTAAAGAGGAATTGGAAATTAATGTCAAAGAAGACATTGATGCCATGATGGGTAACGAAGAACTCTCTGAGGAATTCAAGACTAAAGCAGCAACTATCTTTGAAGCAGCTGTATCAGCAAAAGTTATCGAAGAAGTTAATAACAGAATTGGTGTCTTTGAAGAAAATTACAAAAAAGAACTCAAAGAGGCCAAAGAGGAACATCAAAACAATATGAGTGAAAAAGTGGATGGATACCTCAACTATGTTGTTGAAGAGTGGATGAAGGAAAACGAACTCGCAGTCGAAAAGGGTATTCGTTCTGAGTTGGTAGAAGATTTCATGACAGGACTCAAGAACCTGTTCACAGAGCATTACATTGACATTCCAGAAGAGAAGGTTGACTTGGTAGATGACCTTTTCGAGAAAGTCGAAGAACTCGAGCAGAAACTTGACGAATCTATCAATGACAACGTAGAAGTTAAAAAACAACTTGCAGAATACAAGAAAGAAGAAACTTTGAGAGAAGTTTCTGAAGGTCTTGCAGACACGGAAAAAGAAAAGTTAAAAACTCTTTCCGATGGAGTAGATTTTGAAGATGACGAACAATACAAAGAGAAAATTGAAGTTATCAAAGAAAACTATTTTCCACCTGCTACAGAAAGTCAACCTCAAACCATCACTGAAGAAGTTGTAAACAATGATTCAGATGAAGAGGAAGAAAAAGTTGACCCCGCAATGAGTCTTTATGTAAAGGCTATGAAGCGACATAATTAATTTTTCAACAACCTTTTAGGAGATAAAACAATGTATCTAGCTGAAGGACTACAACAAAAGTGGGCTCCTGTCTTAGACCATGAAGATATGCCTAAGATTAAGGATTCCTACAGAAGAGCAGTTACAGCTGTTCTTTTGGAAAACCAAGAAAAAGCAATGGCTGAAGAACAAGGAATGAACGGATTCGGATTCCAAAGTCTTCAAGAAGCCCCTGCTCCTGTTAATGCTGCACCAACTGGATCAAGTTCAGGTCAAGTTCAATATCAAGATCCAATCTTGATTTCAATGATTCGTAGAGCAATGCCTAATTTAATGGCATATGATGTCTGTGGTGTTCAACCAATGAGTGGACCAACAGGACTCATCTTTGCAATGCGACCACAATATGACTCTCAAGCTGGTTCACCTGGCGGAGAAGCTTTCTATAGTGAAGCAGAAACCACACATTCATCTGATGCAGGTGGAGATATGGTTGGACAAGGTTCAGCTGCTGTTAATGCTGCTCAAGGTGGTTCACCTGCAATGGATCTCGCTAAAGGTGAGGGTGTTGCTACAGCCACATTTGAGGACTATGGTACAGCAAACGTTGGCGGTACTGCTGGTTCTGACTTTCAACAAATGGCTTTCTCAATCGAGAGAGTTGCTGTTACGGCAAAGACCAGAGGTTTGAAAGGTACTTACTCAATGGAACTCGCACAAGACCTCAAAGCGGTACATGGTCTTGATGCCGAAACCGAATTGGCTAACATCATTTCACAAGAGATTCTTGCTGAAATTAATCGTGAAGTTATCCGTGCAATTTATGGTATTGCTTCACATGGTGCACAGCACAACACAACAACAGCCGGTGTTTTCGACCTTGACACAGATTCTAACGGAAGATGGTCAGTTGAGAAGTTCAAAGGTTTGATGTTCCAGATTGAACGTGAAGCTAATGCAGTAGCAAAAGCCACACGAAGAGGTAAAGGTAACATCATCATCACATCTTCAGACGTTGCTTCTGCTCTCGCAATGAGTGGTGTAATGGATGGAGCAAACATTGATGACACAGGTAACACATTCGTAGGTACTTTGAATGGCCGATATAGAGTTTATGTAGATCCATATTTCAGTGCATCTGCAACAAACTTCTTTGTAGTCGGTTACAAAGGTGCAAGTGCATACGACGCCGGACTTTTCTATTGCCCATACGTTCCAATTCAAATGGTACGTGCGGTCAGTGAGACT